AGGTCTGAAAGCGCTAGTCCGTGAGCGTATTGAGGCAGGAAAAGAAATGCCAACGGAAATCTTCGGGGTATTCTCGGAGAATAAAACTACAATAAAAAGGAACAAGTAACATGAACCAAGTAGCAGAAAAAAAGAATGGTGCACTAGCAGCAAATTTATTTGAAGCTGATGCACAACAAGGAGCCCAGAATATATCGCAGGAAGATCTTGCGTTACCATTCTTAAAAATTTTGGGACAACTATCTCCAGAGGTAAACAAAAGAGATGGTAAATATGTCGAAGGTGCAGAACCTGGCAAAATAATCAACACGGTTACAAATGAATTGTACGACAGCTTAAATGTTGTGCCATGTCATTATAAAAGGCAGTATATAGAATGGCAAGACAGAGGCACTAGTAGTGGTGCACCTGTTGCAATTCATGAGGCAAATAGTGATATCGTTAGTCAAACCACTAGAGGTAAAGACTATAAAGATAGATTACCAAACGGTAACTATCTTGATAACACAGCTAATCACTTTGTATTAGCCCTTGGCGATAACCCAACAACAGCGTTGATATCTATGAAATCTACTCAACTAAAAATTAGTAGAAAATGGAACTCAATGATGATGGGTATCAAAATGCAAGGTAAGAATGGATTATTTACTCCGCCAACTTACAGCCACATTTATAAACTATCAACCGTTCAGATGTCTAATGACAAAGGAACATGGTTTGGTTGGGATGTGAGTAAAGTAGGTCCTGTCGAAGATAAAAATATGTACGACATGGCTAAAAACTTTGCGACAAGTGTAGGTAAGGGTGAGATCCAAGCTAAACACGGTTCGGAAGAAAACGAATCTAAGCAACCATACTAGAATCCTAGGTAGTGGGCGTCGATGCGAGAGTGGAAACGCCCACTTAAATAATTAAAATGATTAAAAAATTTAGAGAGATATTTTCAGGTCTAGAGGAGAGGTTTGGCTATCATCAAATAGATACAAGTGGTGGTGATGGTAAAAAATCTGGAACTTCTTTTACTTCTTCTTACGCTCACACAGAGGATATGTGGAAAGCACATTTAGAAGGAACAAAATTTGAAGTTAAAACTAAAAACAAAACTATAAAAGCAGATAGTTTAGGTCTTTGTCCTATAAAAAGTGATAGCACTTGTATGTGGGGTGCGATAGATTTAGATGACTACAGACCAGATGTGAAAGAATTATTTAAAAAAATAAAAAGTTTGAACGTGCCATTCATACCTTTTAAATCTAAAAGTGGTGGCATACATATTTATATATTTTTAACAGAACCTGTACCAGCTTTATTATTAAGAGAAAAATTACATAGCATTAAAAATATATTTGGAGATTGCAAACCTGACAAAATTTTTCCTGTGCAAAAGTATTTAAATTTAGAAAAAGGGTCTGCAGGTAGTTGGATAAATTTACCTTATCACGATTATAAAAAAACGGTTCGGTATATGATAAAGGAGGATGGCGGTGCTGCCACTCTCGAAGAGTTCTTTGAACACTACGAAAGAAATAAAGTAACTCCCTCACAACTTAAAAAATTAAAATCAAACATAGACGAAGGCGACTCAGGGGATTGGTTTAAAGATGGCCCTCCTTGTATGCAAGCCTTGGCTTCTTTTGGAGTTCCTAAAAGTCAAAGAAACGAAGTATTATTAGATATGACTCGTTATATTAAACAAAGATATCCTGAAGAATGGAAAGATAAAACATTAGAATACAATAAAAAATTTTTTGAACCTGCAGGAAAAGGTATGAGTTTTAGTGAGGTTAGTAATGTTATTGGGTCAAGAGATAAACGAGATTATGTATATAGGTGTGATCAAGATTGGTTAAAAAGTTTTTGTAATAAAGAAGAGTGCGTGAAAAGAAAATTTGGTATTAGCGGATCATTAAGTAGTGAATTAGTATTGGGTCCACTATCATATGTAACTTCAAACCCAAAGATGTGGTATCTTGGTTTTAATGGTGAAGAGGTAAGATTATCTTCAAAAGAATTAGTTAAACAAGATTTAGCGAGAGAGGCTGCAACAGAACAAACAGGAAAGACACCACCTAAAATAAAAAATTGGGACATGCAGTTAAGAGGTTTACAGGAAAAAGCTACAGAGATTGATGCACCAGAAGAGAGTCTACCAACATTTAGATTAAAAAATAATTTAGAAAATTTTTGTTACAACACAAGAGTTAGTAAAGACAAGAAAAAAATATTATTAGGAAGACCATATGAAGATGATACTGCAATAAGATTTACTTTTAACGACTTTTTTAAATATTTAAAAGCAGATGATTGGAATATAACATCAGATCTTACCCATCAAATGTTAAAAAAAATACCTGGAGTAGCGAGAGAAAAATTTCATATTAAAGAAGGTGTAAAAAGATGGGTATATGTTGTTAACAAAGAAAAATTTGAAGAGGAGCCAGAGGTAAAACAAGATGTTCCTAACTTCTCTAACAATGAAAGTGCATTTTAATGATAGATAAATATTATCCATATCAACAAAGATATAAAATATTAGGTGGACCTGGTTGTGGTAAAACAACAAAAATTTTAAATATATTAGCTAACTACATTAAAGGTGGGTTAAAACCTGAGCAAGCACTACTAATAGGTTTTGCAAGAGCCACCGTAAAAACTTTACAAGATAGAGTTGTAGAACAAAAACTACTCACTGAAAAAGAATCAGAGTCAATAACCACCATACATAAATTTTGTAAAGATAGAATAGGTGGAGGAGATGTTTTTAATACTGATGCTAAAAAATCTTTTAAAAAAAAGTACATGACTGATCCAGATAAATGGGTCATGTTAGATGATGAAGAATACGACAGCCAAGATGAGATTGCAGCATTATGGTCTGAGAATCAAGACAAGAAACTTTTTATTTATTATGATATTATTAACAAAGCATTACATGAATATGGTTATGATAAAAATAAAAAATACGGAGAAGATGAATTAGATAAAATATTAAATTGGTTTGGAGAAAGTGAAAACCATAAATACAAAAACGTACACACAGAACAATTAATATATTTTTACAATTGTTTTAAAAATTTTAAAAGTCAAAATGGAATGATTGACTTTGATGATATGTTAATAAAAGCTTTGTACCCAACGGTTGAGTTTCCAAAATACGAGGTGGTATTAGTGGACGAGGCACAAGATTTGTCTAAATTAGAGTGGGAGGTCATATCTAAGATAGCTAGAAAAACTAGAGATTTATATTTAGTTGGAGATGACGATCAAGCGATCTACGGATGGAAAGGATCTAATGTTAGAATATTTCAAAAATGGCCTTGTAGAAAAGAAAACGTTACACGTTTAGAAAGAACACATAGATTACCTGGTAAAATATATGACTTTGCTATTTCGATAAGAGATCAAATAAAAACTAGATTAGGTAATGAATTTTTTTGTAAAAAAAGAATTGAAACAGAAGAGGAAGGATCTATTGATTACGTATATGGTTTGGATGAAATTGAAAATATAGGACCAGAGTCTGAAGTAATTTTTTGTGCTAGAGCTAAGAATCTTTGTCGTCCATATGCATTTTTTTTAAAACATAAGGGTCTAGCATTTTTAGAAAAATCACAAAGTCTAGACGAAAGAGGTAAGTTTACAAGTTCTTTTCCGGATAATTGTAGAAAAGTAATAGAGTCTTGGAATACTTTACAAGAGGGAGGTTCAATAAAAGGAAAACATTATATCAATATGGTAAAAAATATAAAGAAAGAATTTATATCTGATCGTAAAAAAACCGCACTTACAAATAAAGACACATCTTTTCCAGAACTATATAGTGATGAACTTTTTTCTTACGAAGAATTAAAAGAAAAATATTATTTAAATTGTCCAAAAGAAAAAATTTGGCATGAAATATTTTGGTTTGATACAACAAGAGTTATAAGCCATAAAAAACCAAAAGCATTATTTGAAGACAGGATAGATTTTAACGATTATTTAAAAAGATGTTGGGAAAAAAATCCTACACTAGAAACTAAAATTATCGTTTCAACTATTCATGGAGTCAAAGGTATGGAGGCTGATAAAGTTGTGATAGGTGTTGAGTGGGGTTATTCATTAGATGCTTATTTGTTAGGCGATGATAGAAAAGAGGATGAGGAGTTAAGAGTTTGTTACGTCGGTGTTACAAGATGTAAAAATAATTTATATCTTTTTGAAATACCAGGTGAATACAAAAAACCATTTCCCTTGCTACAAAACTATATTAAGAGTACAAAAAAAGAAAAGGAGTCAAAGGTCGATAATAATTTTTATAAGCTCATAGAACAAATGCAAAGAGAAGTTTATGAAAATAATTTGTTACCTGAACATGAAAAATAAAAGGAGAGTAAAAAATGACATCAAAAGATATATTTAAAAAATCAACATATAAATCATTACAAGAGCAGGTAGGAGGAAAACATTATCACTCTATGAAGATTCAACCAGCAGAGTTTATAAACGAGAACAAGTTGCTTTTTGCAGAAGGGAATGCTATAAAGTATATCTGCAGGCACTCTGTGAAAGGGAAGGAAGAAGATATTAAGAAAGCAATTCACTATTTAGAAATGATATTAGAGAGAGATTACTCATGATACAAAAACCTTTATTTACACCGCAGTCAGAATGGTTTCCACCAGATGATTTTCCGGACTTATCAAAGTATAATGAAATATCCATTGACTTAGAAACAAAAGATCCTGATTTAAAAACAAAAGGATCTTCTTCAATGAGAGGACAAGGTGATGTGGTTGGTATTGCTGTAGCAGTTAAAGACTGGTCTGGATATTATCCAATTGCTCATGAATCTGGACCAAACTTAGAACGTAAAAAAGTTCTTGGTTGGTTTCAAGATGTTTTAAAAACAGAGGCAAATAAAATATTTCACAATGCAATATATGATTTGTGTTGGATTCATAGATTAGGGCTCACGGTCCACGGAACAATTATTGATACGATGATTATGACATCACTTGTAGATGAAAATAGGTTTAGGTATGATTTAAATTCTGTGTCTCAAGATTACACGGGTATGGGCAAGAGTGAAAGCGCACTACAAGACGCAGCAAAAGAATGGGGTGTAGATGCTAAATCAGAGATGTATAAATTACCTGCAATGTACGTGGGTGAGTATGCTGAAAAAGATGCAGAAATAACTTTAGCTTTGTGGCAAGAACTTAAAAAACAAATTGAGTATCAAGATTTACAATCGATAGTAAATTTAGAACAAGAAGTCTTACCATGCATTTTAGATATGAAAATAAAAGGTGTAAGAATTAGTGAATCACAAGTTGATCAATTAGATAACCAATTAAAAAAATCATACGATCATTACATAAAAAGAATACATGAGGATACAGGTATTTATCCTGAAGTATGGGCTGCAAAAAGTATTGAATTTGTGTGTAATAAATTAGGTATCGATGATTTTGATAGGACAGAAAAAACAAAAAAACCTTCTTTTACAAAAAATTATTTAAAGAAACACAAAAACCCTGTGCTACGAGCAATCGCTAGTGCAAGAGAATTAGATAAATTACGTAATACATTTTTAGATTCTATTAAAAATTATGTTTATAAAGGTCGTATACACGCTGACATACACCAATTAAGAGGAGACTTTGGAGGAACCATTACAGGTAGACTTTCTTATTCTAACCCTAATTTGCAACAATTACCTAATTATACTAGATTAGGTATGGGTATTAGGTCTATATTTATGCCCGAGGAGGGCCATAGATGGGGTTGTTTTGATTATTCTCAGCAAGAGCCTAGGTTGGTAGTGCATTATGCCTTAGCTACTTTAGGAACAACAGGAGTAGCCTCTATCGCAGATGCATACGAAAAAGGTGAAGCAGACTTTCATTCAATGGTTGCGAAGATAGCTGATATACCTAGATCACAAGCTAAAACAATTAATCTTGGTTTATTCTATGGTATGGGTAGAGCTAAATTACAAGGTCAATTAGGTGTAACAGAAGAAAGAGCAAAAGAGCTTTTAGCTACATATCATGCACGTGTGCCTTTTGTAAAACAACTTATATACCACACCATGGATAGAGCACAACAAAGGGGTTGGATTAGAACCATACTTGGTAGAAAGTGTAGATTTGAGATGTGGGAACCAACTACGTTTGGTATGCATAAACCCCAGACTTTTGAAGAAGCGTCATTGGAACACGGATCACGGAACATTAAAAGAGCATTTACATACAAATCTTTAAACAAATTAATTCAAGGTAGTGCCGCTGACATGACAAAAAAAGCCATGGTAGATTTAAGAAAAGAAGGTCTGCTACCAATGATACAATTACATGATGAGTTAAATATATCCTTTGAAAGTAAACAACAAGCTGATAGAATAAAAGAGATTATGGAACAAGCTGTTCCTCTAAAGATACCTAACAAGGTTGACTTCGAAGATGGAGAATGTTGGGGTGATATCGTAAATAATGAGGAGGAGTTTGTAGATGAGGATTTTTGATGGCTTATTTAAATGCAAACATACCACCAACTTATGCACAGATAAGAAGAGAATATTTATATGATCTCAAAAAACACCATGGAGAAGTTGAAGACTGCATTGTCTTTGGTATTAGTGCTCTTACAGGTCGTAGCATTTTATTCCATGCTATTATGGAAAATGGTGCGATCTTCTATAGATTACCTATTACAGCGTTTATTCAAAGAGGATTTAAACCCGAGGATGTACCCATACGAAGACTTGATGAACTACAGCTCTGGAATTGTTTTAGCTATTATCCTTCTGTTCATTCTTGGGACATTCTAGAATCACAAGCCGGTAGATATATTGGTAAAGATAAAAAATGGCATCCAGGAAAATATTTATTTACTATTGACTTTGCACATCCAGAACCTAATATACTCGACACTGATCATTCAGAGATTCCGCAC